GTGAGCACCGCGCGCGTGAGGCAGTCCGACGTCGTGCAGCCGGGCCTCGTCGAGGCCCACTGCGACCTCTGCGGATGGACCGGCCCCACGCACGACCTCGCCGTCGGGCAGTCCGAGGACGTCCTCGTCCGCCTCGAGGCGCTCGAGCACACCTGCGGCGATGCACAGGTCGAGGGCTGACCCATGGGAGCCGTCAACGTCGGCGCCGGCCTCGTCGTCTGGCACGACCTCCCCCACCGCGCCCGCGTCGTCTGGCTCGCCATGGCGAACATGGCGCTCGACACCGGCCGCCCCGACCAGCCCCCCCGCCGCTACTTCGCCGGCCCCGGATACCTGGCAGAGGTGCTCTACGGCCCGGACGGCATCGAGCGCTACGACGACGGCGACCCCGTCCCCACGGCATCCGCGACCCGGCAGGTCGAGAAGGTCCTCACCGAGCTCGTCCGCGCCGGGGCCGCGCGCCGCGTCGTGACCGGCGGACGTCGCCACCGCTCCGAGTACGAGCTCGTCATCGCACGACCTGTGGACGATGCTCCGGCGCTCGCTGCCAGCCCGACCGATTCGGTCGGTCACAGCCCGACCGAATCGGTCGGTACAGCCCGACCGAAACGGTCGGGTCAGCCCGACCGCAACGGTCGGCCCCAGGAGACACAGAGGAACCAAGAGGAATACCAGGAGGACAACATGACTCCCAGCGCAACCACAGACGCGCACGAGGCCGACCCGTCGAGGCATGAGTCATCAGCCGGTCTGGTCTGGTACGACGTGCCACTCGACCTCGAGGACACCACCGCGCTGTACGACGCTGCGAGCACCTACCTCGCCACCCACTGCGGACCCGCCCGAGCACTCGACCTCGTCGGCGCCCGCACCGACGTCGGCATCCCGCCGCGCGTCGCCGTCATCGAGGCGGCCCGCGCCGCCGGATGGAACCACCAGGAGCACCAGTGACCGTCACACCGACCGACCTGCCCACCGACCACACCCCGGCGCTTGCTGCCGTGCCCGGCGGCTACGTCCGCGTCCCGCGCTCGCGCGTCTCGTTCGGAGTCGTCAGGGCCGACGCGATCCTCGAGTCGATCCGCACCTCTGGCATCCCCGACGAGCCCGACGACGCCCAGCGGCCCGAGCTGCGGGTGCGCCGACCGCGCGCCACCATCGTCTGCGGCACCGAGGCCGCCTACAAGCGCCACCGCCGCAACGGCGAGGACGCCTGCGAGCCCTGCCTTGAGGCGCACCGCCTCACCTACAAGCCCAAGCCGCGCGAGCTCACACCCTGCGGCACGAACAGCGCCTACAACCGCCACCACAAGAACGGCGAGCAGCCCTGCGAGCCCTGCCGCAAGGCCCGCCGCGACTACCTGCGCGAGCGTCGCGCCATGCTGCGCCACCTCAGCGACTACCGCGCCGCCCAGGGTGCCGCGTGAACCCCAGGCCGCGCGGCGTGCGGTCGATCACCGAGCACACCACGGCGCTCGCTGCCCTGCCTGTCAAGCGCACCCGCTGCCCCGACCACGGGCACCTGACCCCGTGCGGGTCATGCCGTGCCGACCACCTGGCAGGCGAGCACCTCGAGGCACGCCTGCCCACCTGCCCCGCCTGCCCCCGAGAGGACACCCCGTGAGCGACAACCAGCGCATCCACCACGACGACCCGCCGACCTCGCCGGCGTCCGTCGTCACCGCCCTGCTCGACGACGCGCTGCGGTCCATCAACGCCGCGACCGTGCACGCGACGAGGCACCGCATCCTGTCGGCCGTGGTGATCCTGTCGCTCGAGCTCGCCGCCGGCATGCTGCGGGTCGCGCGCTACGAGTTCACGCATGACCCGGTCTGACGACTGGTCGGGCAGCAAGGTCGCGGGTGCGCGCGAGCGGTGGGCCTCCCGCCTGCCGCTCGTGTGCTACCTGTGCGGACGGCCCGTGCTGCCAGGCACGGCGTGGGTCGTCGAGCACGACCCGCCCCGCGCATGGTTCCGACGGCAGGGCATGCGCGTGATCCCCGCGAGTTCCGAGGTCGGTGTCTCCCACCGCACGTGCTCCGACTCCTCGGGTGGTCGCATGGTCGCCGCGGCTCGCGCATCGAGCTCGACGACCTCGAGCGCTCCGGCCTGGCGGGGTCGGCATCTTTGACAGGCGTGGCAGCCCACGCATACATGCCCCTCCGTTCGTGTGTGTGGGCGCGCACTCAGCCCGCACGAACGACCGTGAGGTCCGCCGGCGCGGGCAGCGCGTCGAACTGCGCCAGGGCGAGCGCAGCAGCGACCAGCGGCACGACGTCCGAGGTGCTCGAGCGGCGCCCGAACATGCGCCCGCCTTGGGTCAGGCGCCACGCGGCACCCTCGACCGCGCTGTCGAGCGGCGGCTCACCGAAATGCCGCAGCCGTCCCTCGGCCAGGGCCGACACGAGAAGCTGCTCGGCCGCCATGGTCTGCTGCTGCCCGCCCGAGACCAGGCGCACCCCGCGAAGCCGCTCGACCTCGTTCGCCGCGTTGAGGTTCGCGCCGATGCGGTCGTACCGCACAGGCACCCGCCGGCGCCTCGCCAGGGCATGCACGGCATCGGGCAGCCACCCGACACCGGGCCGGTAGTGCTCGACCGCTACGTAGGCCACGCCGGCCTCGTCGCGCCATGCCAGGGCGACCGCCGCCGAGGAGTCGTCGACGGCGACGTCGTAGGCCACACCGACCCGCTCCGGCGCCGGTACGACGTCGACCCGCGCCTCGGCCCACGCGGCCGCATCGATCGCCGCGTCGGTGGCCGACGGCGGCCACTGGCACAGGTACTCGCGCGCGAACTTCACCGGCCCGAGTCGGTGGTAGCGCCGCTCGAGGACCGCCATGGTGGTCAGGCCCGACGCAAGGCCCGGGTGCACGCGCCTCCACACCGCCCGGTCCGTCGGGTCGTCCGAGTCCCGCGCGGCGTAGTCGAGGATGCCCGGCGCGTGCCGCCCGCCCGCACGTCCCTCCTCAAGCAGGCCCCAGAACATTCCGGCCCGCACCAGGCCCGGCGTGCCCGCGACCACGAGCTGCCCGAGCGGGCGCGTGTCCATCAGCGGCAGCACCCCGTCGAGCAGGTCGACCCCGCGCTGCCCCTCGAGCTCGCCCGCCTCGTCGATCACAATGTCGTCCGACGCCTGTGAGCGCACCGCGCCGGCGTCCGGCGGCACCGCCCACACCGCCGACTGGCGCACCTGCGGGCGCTCGTCGTCCTCGAGCGCGTCGAGGTCCTCGACCGTGACGCACCGGCCCGGGTCGACGAGGCCGTCCTCGAGCTGCTTCGCCGTCACCACGATGCGGCCGTCGCCCGTCAGGCGCGGCCACTCGAGGCGCTCGCGGCCCCCGTTGGCGTAGAACACGATCTTGTCCGGGTGCTGCCGCTTGGCCGGCGACTCGACGGCCAGGCCGTTGTTGATCAGCAGCTTGGCGTGCTCGATCAGGACGCGCGACGCGATCGTCCCGGACTGCGCCGTGTACACGCAGCGATACCCCGGCCTGGTCTGCGCGCGGCCGAGGACCGTGTCGAGGATCGCCGTCGTCTTCGTCGACCGGCGCGGCATCTCAACGACCGTCTCCGGGTACAGGTACAGGCCGTCTCGCCCGCGCGCCTCGAGCAGCCGTGCCAGGGTCTCGCCCTGCGGCTTCAGGTCAAGGCCGAGCATCTTCGCCCCGACCCGTGCGACGTCGACGTCGACCGCGCGAGGCAGCCGGGATAGGTGAGTCGGACGAACGACACGCTTGCCCATGGGCAGGACGCTAGTCGAACACCTGTGCTATAGATTCTTCCTATGGGGCTGCTGGATCGGATGCGCTGGGCCGTGAGCCTGGGCCGCGGCGATGGCGCCCGCGGGGCCGCCGCCCCGCCCTGGCAGAACGCCGCGCTCGCCTCCCCGTTCGGTGGGTCGTCCTCGAGCCTTGCCGGCATCGTCCTGGCGGACGTGTTCGGGCTGAACGAGGACGTCATCCCCGTGACCCGCGACCTCGCTATGCGGGTGCCCGGCGTCGTCAAGTCCCGGGCGCTCATCGCCGGCACCCTGTCCCGGTTCCCGCTCAAGCAGTACACCGGCGCGCTCGAGGACCCGGCGCAGCCGGCCTGGCTGTCCCGCACCGACACCGGGCAGTCCCCGCAGGTGCGCATGCTGTGGACGCTGGACGACCTGCTGTTCTACGGCACCTCGCTGTGGGCGACGCAGCGTGACTCGTCCGGGCAGATCGTCGACGCGCTGCGCATCCCGTGGGACGAGTGGGAGCTCACGGACGACCTCGAGATCATCGTGCAGGGTGCGCCGGCCCGCGCGGACGAGGTGCTCTACTTCGAGGGACCGCAAGAGGGCCTCCTCGACATCGCCGCCGGCGACGTGCGCGCCTCCCTGGGACTCAAGCGCGCATGGTCCTCGCGGGTGCGCACCCCCGTGCCGCTCATGGCGCTGCGGCAGACCGTTGACTCGCCGCTGACGAGCGACGAGCGCAAGGAGCTCGCGAACGACTGGGACGTCGCCCGCCGCCAGGGCGGCACCGCGTCCCTGCCGTTCGGGTGGGAGCTGGACACCCCCGGCGCCGACTCCCCTGCTGACCTATTCGTCGAGGGCCGCAACGCCGAGCGCATCGACTGGGCGAACTACACGAACCTCCCCGTGGCCGTCCTCGACGGCTCGCCCGCGACCGCGTCCCTGACCTACTCCGTCAAGGGTGACGCGCGCGCCGAGCTCGTCGACATCAGCCTCGTCTACTGGGCCGCGCCGATCGCCGCGCGCCTCTCGCTCGACGACGTCACCCCGGCCGGCACGCGCATCGACTTCGACATCACCTGGCTGTCCGGTCCCGAGCCTGGCACCGCCAACCCTGCGGCGGGTGACTGACGTGGTCGACCTCCTCGTCCTGTCCGGGACCGTCACCGCGTCCGCCGAGACGCGCACGATCACCGGCATGCTGCTGCCCTACGGCGAGGTCGGACGCACCAACGTCGGCGCGATGACCGTGCAGGCCGGTGCCGTCACCATCCCGAGCGACCCGATCGCCGTCGTCTTCCACGACCTGCACGACCTCGCCGCGCCGCGCCCGATCGGGCACGCGACTGCGCTGGTCGAGACACCGTCCGGCATCACCGCATCGTTCACCGTCGCACGCACCCCCGGCGGGGACGCCGCGCTCGAGGACGTCGCCACCGGCGCCCGCCGCTCCCTGTCCGTCGAGGTCACCGGCGGGCGCATCGTCGACGGGCAGCTCGTGGCCGGCAACCTCGTCGGCGCGGCGCTCGTCCCGCAGGGCGCGTTCCCGTCCGCAACCGTCCTCGCGGCAGACGCCGGCGAGGAGACCACCAACCAGGAGGAGGGCACCGTGCCCGAGCCGCTCGAGGACGACCAGGTCGTCGAGGACGCCGAGGCGCCCGACACCGAGGTCGACGACACCGAGGAGGCGGCGCCCGAGGGCACCGTCACCGCGGCCCGCGCCCCGTCCGGGACGCTCAACCGCCGGCAGCGCCGCGCGGCCGGCAGCGCCGCACAGCGGCACTTCCAGCAGCTCGCCGCGGCGTTCGGTGGGCGCGGCGGGAACGCCGCCGACATGACCGTCCTGGCGGCGCTCGACTCCGCCACGGCGACGGACCTCACCCCGTCCGGCGCGCCGAACTGGATCGACGAGGTCTGGGCGCAGCGCACCTACGTCGACAAGTTCACGCCGCTGTACACCTCGGGGCCGCTCGACTCCATCAACGGTGTCGGCTGGCAGTTCAACGCCGGCAAGACCCCGACCGTCGCCGCGTGGGCCGGCTACGACGGCACCACGCAGGTCAACTCGACCGAGGTGTCGACCAAGGCCGTCAACTGGACTGCCGACCGTGTCGCCGGCGCGAACGAGTACGACATCGCGTTCGACCACTTCGGTCAGACGCAGTTCGCCTCGTTCTGGTCCGGCTTCTACCGCGAGGTCACCAACGACATCGCGCGCAAGATCGACGCCGCAGCCCTGGCGAACATGCTCACGTCCGGGCACTACACCGCCTACACCGACCCGCTCACCACGACGGCCGACACCGACCTCGGCAAGCGGCTCATCAAGCTGCTCATCGCCGGCATCGAGCAGATGCAGGACTACGCGACGCCGACCTTCGCCGTCGTGCACTCCTCGCTGTGGAGGGGCCTGCTCATGACTGAGCAGCAGTCGGCGCTCGCCTACATCAACACGATGCTCGGCCTCGACCCGTCCGGCGGCAACGTGTCCGGCAACGGCGAGCAGGGCGGCGGCTTCCGCATCATCCCGTCGAGCTCGGCCTCCCTCGTGGCGTCCTCGCTCGGCAAGGTGCTCGTCGGCTCGCGCGAGTCGCAGACCCTCTACGGCCCGCGCGTGGTCCGCTCCAACTCCATCCAGCTCGCGACCGGCGCCTCGCAGGTCGGCGCGTTCGGCTACTACAAGGCGTTCACGAACGACGCGCGTGCGTTCGTCCTCGCCTCCCCGACGAGCTGACCGCCATGGCTACCACCAAGGCTGGCCCCTCGTTCGAGGAGCAGTACCCGACGACTGGCGTGTCGGCGCTCGCTGACGCGCTCATCGCCGCCGCCGAGCAGGCGCAGCAGGACGAGCACGACGACGAGGCGGGGGCCGAGTAGTGCTCGCAGCGGACGTCGTCGTCGGGTGGGTCACGGCCGGCCTCGCCTACGGGCTGTGGCCGGACGCCGACGCGCTCGACGACGACGTCCTCACGGCGGTGCTCGAGGCGGCCCACGACCAGTGTGTCGCCTACCTCGACGAGTCCGACGTCGACACCGACCCTGACCCGGTCCCCTCGAGGTGGCAGCTCGCGCAGGTGTCGCAGGCCCGCGCGGTGTGGCGTGCCATGCGCTCCACGCGGGACAACCAGGCCGGCGCCGAGGCCCTCGGGGTCACCGTGTTCCCGATGGACTGGACCGTGCAGCAGCTCCTCGTGCCCAAGCGCCGAAAGCCGACGTTCGCATGACACCGCCCGAGGTCGCCCTGCGCGACGAGCTCGCGACCCTGCTGCCCGGCTGGTCGCTCGTCCTGGGCGACGCGCCCGACGTCGTCACCAAGACGGCCGTCATCGCGCCTGTCGACGAGGACCCGCTCGACCTGGTCGGCACGACGTCGCCCATCTACACGATCACCGCCTACGTGTGGGTCCTGACGCCGCGCCTCGAGGACTACGTCGGCGGTGCGACCGCCGGCTACACCGCGCTTGTCGAGGCACGCACCGCCCTCGCGTCGTCCTCCTGGGACGTCGGCAAGGCCGAGGCCGGCGTCTACGCCGACACGTGGCGCGGGTGGCGTATCACCGTGACCACCGAGGGCACCATCACCGACGACACCGAGGAGACACCGTGACCGCCGTACCCCTGACCAACCTGGTCCGCATGCGTGACGCGACGCTCACGCTCGGCACCGACAACTACGAGGCCGCGGTCGTGTCCGGCGCGATCACCCCGTCGTTCTCGTCCGTCGACCTCATCGACGGCTCGTCCGTCGACGACGTCACGTGGGTGCTCGACATCAACCACGTGCAGGACTCCGACGCCGGCGGCCTGACCCGCTACCTGTTCGACCAGGCCGGGCAGCTCGTCCCGTTCACGCTCACCCTGTCGACCGGGGCCGACCCCATCAGCGGCACCGTGCGGGTGCGCCCGTTCGCCGCCGGCGGCGCGCGCGGCGTGGCGCAGTCCTCCGGGTCGCTGCCCATCGTCGGCACCCCGACCTGGGCCGTCGTCGGGCCGTGACCGGGCGCCTGTCCGTGCGCGGCATGGAAGAGTTTGCCGCCCGCGCCGACCAGCTGTCCGGCATCGAGACGCACCTGCGGGCCGCGCTGGGCCGCTACGTGCCCCCGATCGTCGGGCAGGTTTGGACGCCGGCGAGCGCGCTCGAGCATGCCCGCACGCGGCAGGACCGGGCGTTCCTCGCCGGGGCCTCGCATAAGGCGACGGCGACGTCGACGACCATCATGGGCGCGACGTCGCCGCGCCGGCCCGGCCCGGCGTGGCAGGCCGTCGAGTTTGGTGTCTCCCCGTCCGGGCGCGCCCGGTTCGTCGAGCAGCTCGGCCGGTCCCCGCGCGGGACCGGCTACCGCATGCGCCGGCGTGCCCTGCGGGGCCTGCCCGACCGCGTCCCGACCGGCCGTGTCCTCTACCCGGCCGGTCGGGCAGCCATGCGGCGCATCTTCGCCGCCTATTACCAGACCGTCGTGCGGACCATGCACGAGCTCGTGACCGGGGAGGAGTGACCGTGGCGCAGGACATGCGGCTCGGCATCAAGGTCGACACCGACACCCGCACGACCCGCACCGAGTTCTCCAACCTCGCCCGCCTGGTCAAGGACACCGCCCGGGACATGGGCGTCGACTACCAGACCGCGGCCGACCACATCGAGCGGTCCCTCGAGGAGGCCGGCACCACCGTGCGCGGCGAGCTCCTCGACTCGCTGCGGGACATCGGCCGGCGCGGACCGACCGAGCTCGACAAGATCCGCGACTCCATCAAGGACGTCCGCCGGGAGGCCGACGACCCAATCGACATCGACATCGACGTCGACAAGGCCACGCACGGCGCCGGCAACCTGCGCGAGCGGCTCAAGGAGGAGGGCGGCGACTCCGGCCGCGAGTTCGCCGCCTCGTTCTCCGGGCAGGCGTCCGACGTCGGTGACCTCGGGCAGGAGATTCTCGCCAACATCGGCCCCGTGGGCGTCGGCGCGGCCGTCGGCCTGGGCCTGGTCACCTCCCTCGTCTCCTCGTACAAGCAGCATCTGGCCGAGCGCAAGGAGGAGATCAACCAGGCTGCCTCGGGCATGTTCGACGTCATGCGCGCCGAGGGCGTCACCGCGTGGGCCGACGTGTCGGCCGCAGCCAAGCAGGCGTTCTACGAGCAGCAGCTGACCGCGATCACGCAAAAGGAGTCCTACTCCGACGTCGCCGGCGCGGCCAAGGCCCTCGGGGTCGACGTCGCGACCGTGTACGCCGCCATGGCCGGCGACACCAAGTCGCAGACCGCGCTCGAGGAGGCCCACAACCGCAAGGTGGCCGACATCCAGGCATCGGTTGAGGGCCTGGGCGTCTCCGTCGAGGCCAAGCAGGCGCAGGTCGAGGGCCTGACCAAGTCCCTGGACAACCAGACCGGCGTGATCACCAAGTACACCGGCACCTGGTCGGCCGGCATGGCCGAGGCGCAGCAGGAGACCACCGCCGTCGGGGACGCGCTTGCCCGCATCGCGGGCAACAGCTCGCAGACCGTCGACGTCAAGGTCACCGCGTTCGGCCTCGAGGACGTCGAGCGGCGCCTCGCCGCGATCACCTCCGGCACGCACTACGCGACCATCACGTACAACACCGCCACCGGCGTCGCCCGGTCGACCACGGGAGGCCAGACGGCATGGCCGTGACCCTCACCGACGGCACTACGACCGTCACCCTGACCGACCTCACCATCGACTCCACCCGCACCCGCCGCGCCCGCCACCTGCGGCACGTCAACCTCGACGGGTCCGTCGTGCTGTCCCTGCGACCGGCCGAGGCCGACACCACCGGTTCCCTCGTCCTGGTCGCCGCCGACCGTGCGACGGCGCTCGCGGCGCAGCAGCTCCTCGAGGGCGACGTCGTGTGGACGCTGACGCGCACCGCCGACGCCTCATGGACGTTCGCCGGGGTGCTCGCCCCGGACTCGACCGTGACCGTGTCCATGACCTCGGCTCTGACGTGGCGCGTGGGCGCCGACGTCGTGGAGGTGACCCCGTGACCGCCCTGGTGAAGCCCGTCCACACCGCGACCGTCAACGCCTCGTCCCTGGCGCTGACCGCGGGGACGCTCACGCTCGACGAGGCCGCGGTGCCGTACATCACCGGCAGCCTCGCCGCAGCACTGGACGTCGACCGCGACCTCGCCGTCGACGCGCTGACGCTGCCCGAGTGCCTCGTCATGGTGCGCACGATCCCCACCACCGGGGTCACCATGGGCGACCTCGACGCGCTCGTCGGCGCCACCATGGCCGGCTACCAAGCCGCCATTGGTGGCGGTCCGCTGTCCACCCTCGACACCCTCGCGGACGTCACCACGCTGCCCGGGGAGACCGGCACGGCCCCGTTCGGCAAGTCCTACGCGCTCGTCATCCTCGACCGCACCATCGACTACGAGGCCGGCGAGGTGACCTACTCCGTCGCATCCGACGAGGCGCGGGCGCAGCGCTCGGCCCGTGTGTCCGGGAACCCTCGCGTGCTGCCCGCCGGGTCGAACGTATCCGTCATCGCAGCGCTCCTCGCACAGATCGGCGCGCAGCTCGTCATCGACCCCACGCAGCTCAACGACGCCACGATCCTGTCGGCCCTCGGGGAGGCCGCCTCGTCCGAGACGCTGGCGTGGACGCCGGGGCAGTCGGTGTGGGACGTCATCGGGCCGATCCTCGACGCCTGCGGCGCCCGGGTGGCCGTCACCGGCCGCCGGTGGGTCGTCGTCGACTCGCGCCGTCAGCCGCACCCCGACGTGCTCGCCGCGTCTGACGTCGCCGCCACGCCGGCCACGATGACCGGCATGCGCGAGCGCACCAGCACCGCCGCATGGTTCGACTCGGCTGTCATTCGCTACGAGTGGCGCAACGCCGCCGGCGTGGATCTGGTCGCCTACGACGCCTACAGCGCCGTTACGACACCGACGTCGACGTACTCGTCCGTGGTGCGCAGGCCCATGCCGCGCGCCGGCGCGGCGGCGCAGATCGTCAAGAGGTCGCAGTCCCGCGGCCGTGTCTGGGACACGCGCGGCGCGCTGCACCCGCAGCTCGTCACGCTGCCCGAGCCCGGGTGGGACGTGTCCGTGACCCGCCCGACCGGCGGCGACCCCGACGTCGCGATCGTCTCGCGCGTCGACCTCGACCTCGCGGCCAACACCGTCACCGCCACGACCCGGGAGAACCTCGCATGACGTACTCGTCTCTCGTCCCCAACTTCACCCCGACGTCCACCGGGGCGACCGCGGCCGACCTGTTCAACCAGCCCCTCGCCGGGGTGCGCGCTGCCCTCGACGCCGCCGAGGCTGCCGACACCGCCCTTGACACCCGCGTCGACGCGCTCGAGGCCGGCGGCATCCTCGTCGCCAACACCCTCGCGTCCAACTCCTCGGGCATCACGACCGGTACATGGACGGCGACCCTCGGGTCCGCGGCCCTGCCCTCGAGGGTCAGGGTCACGATGTCCGGGCGCTGCTCCTCGACTGTCGCCGGCGACCAGATCGCCGTCGGCCTGTTCGTCGACTCGACGCAGGTCGCCACCGCGGTCGTCACCGTGCCCGCTGCCGGCGGCGCCGGTCAGGTCACCGTCACCGTCGTAAACGTCGTCACGATCCCCGCCGGCACGCACACCCTGTCCCTGTCCGGCACCCGACCCGTCGGCACCGGCACCGGAACCGTCCTCGCCGGGTGGTTCACCCTCGTGGAGGCCGCCGCGTGATCGCCTCACAGAACGGCTGGCCGGTCCTCACGACCGCGCCAGCGGGCCGCCTGGCATGGATCACCGGGCGCGTCCTGCCCGGCCCCGTGGCGGCCGTCTTCGACTACCTCGCGCGGCGCATCGACGCCGAGGTCGAGCACATCGACCCGGCGACCTCATGGGGGTGGAACGACCGCAACATCCGCGGCAGCTCCACCACCCGCAGCAACCACGCGAGCGGCACCGCCGTCGACTTCAACGCACCCCGCCACCCGCGTGGCGCTCGCGGCACGTTCACCCCGGCACAGGCCGCGACGATCCGCGCGATCGTCCGGTCGCTCGACGGCGTCGTGCGCTGGGGCGGCGACTACACCGTCGGCCCCGTCGATGAGATGCACTACGAGCTCGTCGGCACCCCGGCACAGGTGGCAGCACTCGCTGCCCGCCTGACCTCACCCCCGGCACCGACCCCGGCGCCGGCCCACCACCAGCAGGAGGCCCCCGTGATCATCCGTCGTGCGTCGGACGGCGCATCCTTCTACGTGTCCGGCGGTGTCGGCGCACGCATCCTCAACGGCACCGACCTCGCCGCCTACTCGGGCGCCGGCGTGGAGACCGTCAACCTGTCTGACGCCGGGTACGCCGAGGCGCAGGGCCGGTTCCTCAAGTGACCACGCACAAGGCGTGGGCGGCCGGTATCACCTCCGGCCTGCTGGCCGGCCTCGGGTCGCTGTCCACCGCCCTCGGGGACGGCCGCGTGACCGCGGTCGAGTGGGTCGCCGTCGCTGCTGCCGTCATCGTCGGCGCCGCGGCGGCCGGCGGCATCACCTGGGCCGTCCCGAACAGGCCCGCCGACACCCCGTGAGCGACGTCATCGTCGTGTCCCTGGTGAGCGCCACGAGCACCGTGCTCGTGGCGCTCATCGGCGCGCCGTGGCTCCGACGGATTCACCGGGACGTCAAGGTCGCCCGCGAGCAGACCGAGAACAGCCACCAGGACGCCGAGTTCCCGAACCTGCGCGAGCAGCTCGACGTCGTCCTCGCCACCACCCGCGCGGCCGTCGCATGGGGTCAGGCGTCCGCAGCCGAGTCGAGGGCGACCTCGCGCCGCCTCGACGAGCACGAGGCAGACGTCCTCGACATCGTCGCCTGGGCACGCCGGCAGATGGGTCAGTCGCCCACCGCGACGCAGGACCGTACCGCGGCCGAGTAGGCCGGCCCCACGAACCCCGCCGCGACGGCCCGGTCATCGCAGCGATGCTCGAGCTCGTCGCCACGGATCGCGCGCACACCGAGCAGCAGACCGACGGCGACCGCCACGACAACGGCGCCGAGGATCACCAGGTTCACGCGCAGGCTCATGACGCAGACCGTAGCGCGCGCCCGGCCTGCATCGCAGCGCGCAACCGCTGCGAGGGCACCCGCACGTACCGCTCCGTCGTCGTGCTCGAGGCGTGCCCGAGGAGCTGCTGCACCGCGAACACGTCCCCACCGAATGCCTCGTAGGCGTCCGTCGCGAACCTGTGCCGCAGCGCATGCATCGCCGTCCCCTCGGGCAGCAGCGCCGACACGATCGCTCCCACGGTCCCCGGGGACAGGTGCCCACCCGTGCGCCCGGGGAACAACCACCCGGACCCGGCCGTGACGAGCATCGCCGCGGCGAGGTCGTCCGGCAACGGCACCTGACGTTCCTTGGCTCCCTTGCCGTGCACGATCAGCCACCGGTCTCCCGGCTCGCCCACGACGTCACGCCGCGGGCGCACCTGCGCCACCTCGGCCCGCCGCAGGCCCACCTCGAGTGCCAGGCGCACCATGAGGCGCTCGCGGCCGTCCCCGGCCCGCAGGGCGGACTCGTAGGCAAGGCGCGGGGTTGGGTGCGGCGCGGGCGCTGGCGTGGGCATGGTGGGCAGGTTGAGGGCTGGGGACACGCACAGGTGCCCGGCGAGCACCGCCCACCGGTAGAACGCCGCGATGCCTGCCCGGGTGACCCGCAGGGTGCCTGCTGACCAGTCGGCCCGGTGGCCGAGGAACGCGAGCAGGTGGGCCGGGCCGACGTCGCACGGGCCAAGCTCACGCTCGACCGCCCACACCTCGAGGCGCTGCACCGCTTGCGTGTAGGTGCGCACCGTTGCCGCGCTGCGCCCCATGCCGCGCAGGGCGACACGGAAGCCCGCCAGACCCTCACCCCACGTACACCCGCCGTCCACCGTTGTCACACCCCCCGGCCACGGATTGTGCACGTTTCAGTCAAGGCGACACGCCGGGCGATCGGGTGAATCCGCTCATGCCAGGACGTAGTCCACGACCCGGTCAACGTCCGCGACGTTCTGGTACGCGATCGCCCCGCGCTGCCACGTGTCCTCGTACTGCACGAACGCGAACCCGCCCATCGGCGTGTCCAGCACGCGAGCCCACCCGAGGTGTCCGTACCCGATGGCGAACACCTTCACGCGATCGCCCACGAGGAGCCCGTCACCAGCACTTGCGGCATAACTGCCGCTAGCCTGCGGTGCGTGATCACCTGGCGAACCGGCACCGTGGTGTCGCGCGGCCCGGCGTGGGGCGCCCCCACCGCCACCGCCCGCGAGCTCGACGTCGACCTCCACACCCCCCCGCCCCGCCCCGCCCGCCACCCCCGCCCCCCCCCCCCCCCCCCC